GGGTGGGGGAAGTTTTCCATTGAATGAGTCGGGTACAGAAGGTCAGACAGATACATTTTATTTAGAAAGGTATGTTACAACCGGAAATCCGGCTGTAGATATCGTATTCGATGATCAGGAACCCACTACAACATTTACAGGTACACTCGATGGTACTGCTACACGTGTAACTGGTACGAATGGCACGGGTTATTTGCAACTTACACCAAAATCAAATAGTCTAGATAATACAGTATATTGGCAAGATACACTTCCGAGTAAATGGACATGCGAATTTGAATGGTATTTAGACCCAGGTAGCTACGGTGGTGCAGATGACAGTAGATTTATTTTTTATGGCCAAAATCCAATCACAAGTGTATTTCCACAAAATCATGGTGCACCTTATGTATGGATAGAACACTATGGCGGTGATATATTTGCCATATGTGATGGAAGTGGAGCTAGTTTAGCTAGTATCGGTATAACATTCGCTATAAGAACGTGGATAAGATTTAAATTTGAATTTGACAATGGTGTATTGACAGCACACGCATACAATAACCAAACCACACCCACCACTCTTTCATATGATTTTGGTTCGACTTTTAGTAGTTATTATACCACAGATACATATTTTGCAATAGGTGCTAGAACAGGTGGCGTAAATGCTCTACAAAGAGCTAGAAATTTTCATGTTTATGAACCATCATCGATAACCACCACACTTTCAAACAACTACACGATTGACAACAGCAATTCTTCCTCGATGAACTCACTCCGCCTTTCGGATATAACAAATGGTTTGAGTGTAATATCTAATGTATCTGTGGGAGGAACAATTATTGCACCACAATTGGAGACTAACTCCATAAACACAAATAATTTAAATATATTATTGTCAAACGTCGGGATAGGTACGTCAAGTCCGGCTTATAAATTGGATGTGGACGGTGATATAAACTTTTCGGGAGATCTCTATCAAAACGGAACAGCCTTTTCAGGTGGTGGAAGTAGCCCCGTTGGGAGTATCATATGTGATATGACACGTGGTACAAGCTCGTTTACTTTAAGTACTGGTGGTAACCATGTTTATGTATTTAATACAACATTCACCAACACGGGCTCTTCGTATAACACCGGCAACGGTCAATTTAAACCGACAACAGCTGGGTGGTATTTGATTACGTGGTGTATAGTTTTCCAATTAAATTCTTCAAATGCGAACATGGAAGCTTTTTCATCTGTACATAAAAATAATTCATTTTTCATGTGGGGTAATAACTTTCACACAACCAATGCTCACTACCATTCAACGAATGGAGCTAGTTTAGTTTATTTTAATGGTTCAACAGATTATGCACATATAGAATTTTATCATAATTCGGGAAGTAATGCGACAATGAATCCAAATGGTTCCGCATTTCCATCGAGATTTCAAGCGATTCGTTTGACATAATAAAATATAATCAACTACTATACCATGGATATAGTCGATGTATTAAGTGTACACTTTAATGATTGTATTTGGGAAATTGATAACAATCAATATGAAACCTTAACGTGGGGTGAAAGTAATATCAGAACAAAACCAACTCTAGAAAGAATAACAGAACTACATGAACAAAATAAATACATCAAATTGAGAAAAGAGAGAGATTTTTTATTAGCTAACACAGACAAATATGCCACTATTGACTTTCCCCACCCCACAGAAGAAGCTAAACAAGCCTGGCTCGACTACCGCCAGGCTCTTCGTGACCTCCCTGCTAATACGACGGACCCCGAAAATCCCGTTTGGCCGGAGATGCCAACGAATTAATGATCACAAACTAAACTTAAAAAAAATAAACTCTTAGTATAATATAAAATGTCTGGTGGTATTGCCCAACTTGTTGCGATTGGTGCTCAGGATGCGCACCTGGTCGGTCAACCGGAAGTAAGCTTTTTCCGATCGACCTACAAGCGTCACACAAACTTCTCTCAAACCGTGGAACGTCAAGTGATCCAGGGGAATGTTTCTGATAATGGTATGTCTACAGTGCGGTTCGAACGCAAGGGTGATCTCTTAGGTTACGTGTACCTTACCCCGGTTGCAGCCGATGGCGCGTCCGTTGCCGAAGTTGCCCCGGCTGCTTGGGATGACTATATATCCAAGGTTGAACTTCTCATCGGTGGTCAAGTAATTGATGAACACGATAATGTATTTACACGGGATATTGCTCCGAGAATTATGGCTGGTAACATTTCCAAGTCTGTTTCGGGTGGCATGTTCGGCAGTGTTTCTGGTACCTCTAAGTTCTACCCATTGCGCTTTACTTTCTGTGAAAACTGGCAGTCTGCACTCCCGTTGGTCGGCCTCCAGTACCACGATGTTGAATTGCGTATCACGTGGGGTTCTAGGGCGAAGACTGACGGACTTCGTTGGGAATGCTATGCAAACTACGCCTACCTTGACACAGAAGAACGTTCTATGTTCGCCTCTCAGCCACAAAATATGATTATCACCCAAGTGCAAAAGGCTATTGCGTCGGGTGCCAGAATCCAGGAACTCAACTTTAATCACCCGATCAAGGCACTCGTTTCCGCTACACGTCTTGGTAGTAGTGAAGTTGCCTGTGTCGCTGCGAATAACCGTTTGAAATTGCAAATCAATGGTACGGATGTCAGTGACTACAAGTTTGCGGACCCAGCCTACACCACAATTCCGGCGTACTACCACACGTCTTCCATGGACGCCTCGGTGGGTCGTCACATGTTCCTCTACCCACTCTGTTTGGATGTTTCCAAGCTTCAGCCGACGGGCTCTTTGAACTTCTCTCGCCTCGATTCTGCTCGCATCGTGAACGAAACGGCACTCTCTAACCAAGACGTGTATGCGATCAACTACAACATCCTCCGCATTGAAAACGGTATGGGTGGTCTCATGTATTCCAACTAAATAATCCATTTCATAAATTAATTTTTACTCACAAACATTCTGTTTATTAATAGTAAATAAACACAATGTTTTGGAACAACGTTTTCCTTTTGGCGGTCGTATTCGTGCTTACGTACGATCCCAAGTCCAGGGTAATAGAAAAATTCATCGGTCAGCCCACGAAGGTCGGTCAAAAGCCTAAAACGGTGACACCCCCAACAAATCGAAATTGTGAAAACACACACTATAACTCCATTCAATTTGGACAAGAACCGTACGAATGTCCTGTAAGTAACAGAGTTCAGATGGGTGCTATCTATTCAACTGCTTAAAAAGATGATTCGAAATATAAATAATAATTATGATTCCAATTGATCGTGAAACTATGCTCATTGTCGCTATTGTTGCTTGTGTCGCCGCTACTGCATTTCTCTTTAGAGAATTGAGTAAGACCAAGGAAGAACTTAATGGCGTCAAGGGTTTCTCTTCTAAGATGATGAATCATCTCGTCGTTCAGGAGAGTATGATACGAAAACAAAATTCTAACGCTATCAAAGAGGTAGAAGAGGAAGTCAATGAACTAGAGGCTTCCGGGGAAAAATCCGAAGAATAATGATATCCAGCTATTATAACTTGCCAATGAGCAATGAAGAAACACAAGGCAATAGCGATACCAGTCAGCTTCGCTGACGAAAAACCAAAATTTCTCACGGTAAGGGATAAAAGATTTAAAGACTGGATATTTGTGACCGGGGGGTGTAGAAGAAGGGAAATTAACAATCCTTTGAAGTGTGCTTTGAGGGAACTTGAAGAAGAAACGAGAGGAATTGTTAATTTGAAAAGTGGTGAATATACGCATTATGTATTTACCGTCAAAGAAAGTCCAACTGTTGATTTAGTTTATAATGTTTTTGTATTCTTTGTCGATTATAAAAGGAATGAACAAAGTGCAATAATTAAGAAATTTTACGAAGAAAAGCACAGAACAATTATAAAAAAATTAAATAAACAACCGATTAAAAAAACACACGATGAAAATGATTACATCAGTTTTGATACACTCGAAGAATTTGCAACGAGAAAGAGATGGGATTTGATTGTGAACAATGTAATCAAAAACCCAGAATTCTACTCGTGCATAACTTCTCTCAATAGAAAAAAATTTTGTATTAAATAATGAAGTCTAAGAGCTACATTTTATCGCAGGTTAGAAAATTGCTGTTGGATAACAGGGGATATTACGAAGA